CATCAGAAGCTTTTATAATTAATGCTTTTGATGTAGTAAGGTTGTCAAGTAACATGTCACCACCGTTAACAGTTAAATCACCACCTATAATAACATCACCACTAAATGTAGCACTATCGTCAGATTGATTACCTATTGTAAAGTTTCCACCTAAGTCTGAATTTAATAATCCTATAATTTCAGTAGCTGTTTGGTCTGCTGTTGCGCTTGCTTCTATACCATCTAACTTACTTCCATCTGTTTGTAAATCCCTACCATCTACTGTTCCTGTTACTGCTATATTACCTGTAACATCTAATGCTTGACTAGGAGACGTATCCATAATACCTACTCTATTAGTAGCAAAATCAACAGTTAATACATCTGAATTACTATAATCACCACTGCCTGTTTGGTCATCACCTCTAAATCTTAATGTATTAACAGAGCCTGCGCCAGCATCATCCATAAACTCTATATATGCATGTTCGCCACTTACACCTATGTACATTTTATCTGTACCATTATCATCACTTAATGCTAATTGAGGGTATGCTTGTCTATAAGCAAATATAGTACCCACAGCTTTTAAAGACCCATTAAACGTACACATGTCAGCTGATTGGTTACCTATTGTAAAGTTTCCACCTAAATCTGTATTTAATAAACTAAGTATATCTGCAGTAGTTTGGTCAGCAGTAGCATTATCTTCCATATTGTCTAATCTTGCTCCATCTGTTGCAACATCTCTACCATCTACTGTTCCTGTTACTGCTATATTACCACTTACGGCTAACTTTTCACCTGGAGTTGCAGTACCAATTCCAACATTATCGCCATTACTACCATTAAGTATTAAATCGCCATCTGCTTGTAATTCTATTTCGGCACCACCTGTACCATCATAAGTAATAAAAAAACCACTATCATTACTATCATTATTAAAATATTGTCTGACTACATCGTGTGAATTAGCAAAATACAAACCACCTGTGCTGCCCGAACCTTGTAAATGTAACAAACTTGCAGGACTTGCAGTTCCTATACCTACCCTATTATTAGAACTATCTACTTTTAGTGTTGTTGTATCAAATGTAGCATCACCATCTACAGTTAAATTTCCATTTGCTTGTATATTACCTGAACTATCTAATGTAGAACCTGTAGAACCATATCCACCCCCTACATTTAAATATGTACCAGTTATGTTAGTAATACCTCCTACATCAAGTCTTTCTGCAATAGTTACTTTACCATCACCATCAATAGCAAATCTTGAATCACCACCTAATGTTACTGCTAAAGAATCATCTCCTATTAAAAGTTGATTATCAGAACTATTTGACCTTCTAAGTATTACATCTTCATTATAAGAAGATATAACACCTTCATCTACTGTAATCGACCTATTAAAGTAATATTTTGTTCTATCTGTATAAAAATGTGACCAAGAAGCGTTTTGAGGCCCAACATTGAGATAACCATAATTTGTATATATTCTTAAAGAATTACCATTTACACCTAAACTAACTTCATCATTTGTTCCTGTGTCTGCTGCAGTTCCTGCTATTAATACATCATCACTAAACTTTTTATGTCCTGCAACTGTTTCATCACCTGTTAAAGATACCTTAGTTGCTATACTATTAGTAACTGTAGTAGCAAAACTTGCATCATCGCCAAGTGCAGCAGCAAGTTCGTTAAGTGTATCTAAAGCAGTAGGTGCAACATCTATTAAATTATCTATAGCTGAAGTTACCTCAGCATCAAAATCTGTAACTTGATTATGAGTTATAACTATATTATTTGCATGTATATTGCTATCACCTTGGTCAGCAGTCCAGTCTAGAATAGAGTTTCCAGAAGGTATTGTAGGTTTGTTAAGTATTTGACTGTCACCAGAGCTAGAGTTCCAGTCACTTTGTACGTTAACTTCAGCATTCGATGCTATTCCATCTAATTTAGTTTTATCACCATTAGCAAAAGCTCCTTCTGAAGGTTTTACTTGTAATGTAGATATTGTAACACCTTTAATTCCAGCTAAATCAGTTAATTCAGAATCCATTAATGCACCTGCTGAAGTTACATTACCTGTATCTGTAACGTCTGCATTTGACTCTATAGCTTCTAATTTTGTAAAATGTGTAGTAGACATTAAACCTGCAACAGAGCCTGTAGCATTAGAATATTCTGTATTTATATAATTACCTGGATTAATATTAATACTACCTTGGTCAGTAGTCCAATCTACTATATCAGAAACTGAATTAGCTAAAGTTGATATTTTATTATTTACAGGAACATATCTAGAATTTACATTTTTATGCCAACCATCTTCACCTCTTATGTAAAAGTCATATTCATTGTTTGAAACTTTGTTTACTTTTATATCACCAGGTTTGCCTTTATAATTCTCTCTTTCAGCAGAAGCGCTTGTAGTATTAACTCCTTCAATTATTTCGTTAACAGCATCTATAAGCTGTTCAATTGAAGGATTTATAAGCTTTTGATATGTCCTAATATTTCTAGGCATTATTTAAACTTTTTTACTCTGTAAGATATTGCAAAAGAATCAATAAATGATTTTTGATTTTGTAGTGATAATTTCACTGTTTTCCCTTTTAATCCTCTTGGGAATAAAAATGTAGGACTTGCTGTTCTTATTGGTTCAATATTTGTAAAAGGCATTGTAGAGTTATCACTCCAATTATAAGCTTTTGTTCCTAACTGACCTCTCCAAGTTCTTATTTCTATATGTCCATTTAAAGTATTTTTTCCAGTATTTGTTTGTAACCAATTAAACTTTATATCTCTAACTCTTACTATTTCTTCTTGAGTAATATCGTTAATATCAATACCTTTAAAATATAAGTACATACCTTTGTGAATATGTAATAATTCATTTAACTCACCTTCTAAAGTAGCTTTTCTAAATTGGCTATTAGGCCATTCTAAAAATTCAGGACAAGATGCACTATTTATAGAAAAAGAATCTTCATAAGATAAAGTTTCATTTTTTGTTCCAAAAGAAGGTAACGCTTGGTCTATAGCATATATTTCACCTGTTGAGTCATTTGCTATAGGAGGTCCTATAACAGGATTCCTTGATTTAATTCTCATTGTTTGTAATATACCATCTACATAAACTTTTAAATCATCTGTTTCAGAAGCTTCTCCAGTTTCTAATATATGATTGTCTTCACCAGTAGAAAATTCAGGTTCTTCATAAGCTACATCTTCTCCATACCCACCAGCTGTTAAAGATACGTTTTGAGTACTATTATTAAAATTCCATAAACATATATCACCAGTAAATTTTAAAGCTTTTAAAGATTTTGTATAGTTAGAACTACCTAATTGAAATGTTTTACTATCCCATGAAAACTTTTTAACATTCTTTTTATCTCTTCTATAATTAAACACTTGAAGACCGTCGCTTAATATAACATTACTCTTAGAATCAGTTGTTAAAGATTTTACGCTAGGAGAATCATAATAGTCCCACCTATCTTGTTTTATATCGTAAGAATAAATTCTTCCCTCGTATTTTTTATAGCTTAATAAACTTTTGCTAAATCCTTGTAATGTTACGTATACAGACTGATTAATAGGGTCATATCCTATTTTTGGTGTAAAACCTAGTTTTTCAGATTTATTTACTGCATCTAAGTAACCAATTTGCCATTCAGGGTGAGAATGGTTTTTAAGTATAGATGTACCTATTTGGTTTACTTTTGTACCATCATGTTTGTATATATTGCTTCTATCGCACCAAAACATGCCCATATCCGTAACAATAAATGATTCTGAGTTCAAGATACCAATACCTTCAGTTTTGTCCTCAATATAGAGTCCTGTGGGGTTTATTTTGTACATATTATTATTATCAAATACCCATACTTTATTTGCAAATGAAGCCATTGCTACAGGTTTAGTAGGTATATCTAAAAAGTCATTTGACCAATCAAAAACAGAAAACCTTCCCTGTTTAGACCTAAGTAATAAATGGTCTCCATCTTCTAACCTAGGGTGATGTAGTCCGCCTATAAATAGAAAATCATTTAATTGACAAGACAATCTATAATTAGGGGTTAAATTACTTAATGACTCTGGTATGCCATTTAAACCTTCATAAGAAGATAGTCTTTGCTCATCATTTATTCTTATAATAAACATATTTTTTTCTACACCCCAGTTATCTTTAGACATATCTAAAGAAACAGATTTTACTAATCTATACAATTCTTCTGTATTATTTTTTCTATACATATTTATATGAGTTACTCTACTGTTTATGCCTATAGAATCAGCATCTGGTACAGTTAGTTTTAATCTTAACATAGAAGATTGAGCATTTACTTGAATTGCAAAAGCGTTAGTATTTAATGGGCTTTCTTGAAATCCGTCATATAAGAAACTAAACTTATATTTAACTATGCCAACTGGAAACTCTTGAGAATTAGCATCATTTACTTCTTCTAATTTTGTTAAAAGTGGAACTTCAGAAGATTTTGTATGTGCTCCTTCAGCAGTCTTTAAACTATTATCTGCATCATGTGTTGTGTATGTACCAGGGTATCGTCTGTCACCAGTACTTACATTTGAAGAAGCTCCAGCAGTACTACCCCAACCTTCTGTAATGTATTTATTAGGTGTATCTGCATTATATGTAGAATTAGGGTCACCAAAATTACTTCTATCAAAACCTTTTGAAACTTCTTTAGTCCAATAATTCCAAAGTCTATCAAATATATAATAAGGGAAATTACCTAAACCTTCAACAGTTTCTCCAGGTTGTGAAAATTGAGCTCTTTTCCATATAGAAATTTCTTGTTTTGCTTCAGAGCCATCTTGAGAAATAACAATAGGGCAATATAAATCATCAGTAATTATAAATCTTTCAGAAACACCTTGTTGAGAATTAAATCTATACCAACTATGTGCAGGGTTAGTGTAATTAGCGTCTTTTATTCCAGAATCTGCTAAACCAGGTACTAAATTTTTAGTAATTAATTTTGTATTTGAATAGTTATGATAATGCCTATAAGACCCACCTTCTAAATTTGCTATGTCTTTTGCTTGATGTAAAGCTCTTAAATAATCAGTTGCTGCTATTGAATGTGATTGATAAGGCTTAGTGTTATCTTCCCAAGGTTGTTTATCAGGATTTATAGCATAAAAAGTATTAGTTTTAGTTTCATAAACTACTACACCTGTAGAAGAGGAATCTAAATCATCTATACTAGAATCTTCTAATTTATATTGAACAATATAACCAGATTTAGCTATTACATGAGTATTTGTACTATCTACATTTGGATTTGGAGAATTTACATTTCTTTCTGCCCAAGATACTTGGTCTACATTTATAATTTCAGCACCACTTCCAAATGATTCTGGTATAATTAATTTTCTAAAAGAACACCTAGGAGTTTTCCATAAACCCCATTCTCTGTGGTCAAGTTTATTTCCATTATTTCTTGCTTTATAACTGTAGTTGTTAACAGAATCAGTTAAAGCTGTAGTAGACCAACAATGTACTATTCTTCTATTATCCCAATGTTTACCTGTTACTTTAAAACTTCCATTTGAACTAGATTCTGTATTAGTAGAATTAGAATAAAATTTATTTATATTATCACCATTAGCAGTATTATCATGAGTATTAGCAAGCCAAGTAAAATAACCAGTACCATGTTTAGAAAAACCAGCACTAGCATCATGACCTTCAAATGGAACACCATCCCAATATGTATTAGTTCTTTTATTAGAATCTCTAAAAGAAGAACCTTCTCCCCAACCAAAAACTCTATATTGCTTCCTATCTATTTCATTGTCTTCCCATGCATTGTCTGGATTTCTAACTCCAGCCCCGTTTATTAAATAATCTTGATTACAAGCCCATGTTTGTGTTATCATATTGTAATGACCAAAACCATCTTGACCAAAATATTGTCCACCATAACCATATGTATTACTAAGAGCATAAGACTCTTCTTTTCCTGTATCTGCACTATCATCTGATAAATTAGCTGTTCCATTATTTGCATGATGGTATCTATACTGATTGTATTTACTATAACCTAAGGTAGCTACAACACTTTTATCTTTCAAAAAGCCTGCTTCTGTGTCTTTAAAATACTTTCTAGTAACTCCTCCAACAGTTACATCGTCAGTTCCTACAGTTTCTGTAGGGGCTCCTTGAGCTTCGTATGTTGTGCTATTGTATGTTTCTATAGCAACAGGACTATCATGCATATTAAACATTACATACTCATTATTGTAGTCTTTTAGTTCAGCTGCTTGCTCTACCCACCAAGTATTGTTTATATTAGTATTTCTTCTACCACCTAATAAAGCTCCTCCAAAAGAAACAAAACTACCTTTCATTTTTCCAAAAGAAGAAACTAAATGAGCTGTAAATGTTTGATGATTAGCTGCGCCATTTAAATATGACTCCTCTTCTACAAAAGGAATAGAATCTTGATAGTTACTACCTCCATTACCTGTAAAATACCATTTTCTATAATAAGGTTTTAAACTATGCCTTACAGGAGTATATTGTCTTGTATTATCCAAAGACCATCCAATATTAACTCCTAAAGGAACAGTCATCCAATGTTCATATTTTTCAGGAGCCCATATTTGTTGATATTCACCAGATGGATTTCTAAATTTTAAAGTACACTTTGGCGCACTACTACTTTTACTATCTATAGTGTCATTATGTAAATATTTTTCCCCTACATTACTAGCATTATTTTTTGCTTGAGAAACATAAACATTACCATAATCTTCATCGTCAATACCTAATAGTTCTCTGTTATCACCATAATCATTTTTTACAATACTAAGTTTATCAAAAGGATAATAAACAGATATATCAGCTCCACTTTCAGATTCTCCATTTATTTTTTGACACTCTTGATTAGGAGGTGTTTTATCAAACATATAAGCTACAGGATTAGAAGAACTTATATCTGTACCTACATCTTCACCAGAACCCCAAGACTGTGGTCTAAAATTATATAAAAATAAATCATATCTATTATGAGATATGTTATTTTGTTTTTTATACTCTACCCAAACTCTCCATTTACCATCTCCATTAGCAGCTCCTCCACCAGCTCCATCACCCATATGAGGTAAATGTGAATATGTTTCACAAATAGAAGAAATATAACTATTAAGTGGTTTTTTATCCCAAGAATATCCTGAAAAATACTCCTCTTCTTTTTCTTGTATTACAGAACCATTATTATCATCTTCCCAAAGTCTTAGTAATCCTTTTCCATATTCAGTATCGTTTTTAGAGATTAATGTAGAATGGATTCTATCAAAAGAAAGTTCAATTCTTGCATAAGATAGTTTAGGTAAACTTCTATTTGAACTATCCCAATTAGTGACATCTACTATGTATAAATGTTCAGGCTCATTTACATTGGCAACCCATAGTTTTCCATGGCCTGTAAAATAATTTTTATTTGTAAGCTCTCCACCAAAATTACCAGCTCCGTCAGTACTTTTACATTCACACATTGTAGCTATTTTAAAGTCTGCAATGTTTAATTCTTCTGCTATATTTAAGCTATCAACTCTATTTTTAGATAGTTTTATAGGATTTCCAGCACTATCTGTTGCAGATTGTGAATACCCTCCAAACTCAGTATTTAAAGCTTGTATATCTTCATCGCTTTTAGAAGTGTTTTTAATCCTATGAATCATTTTCTCATCGTTTAAATGGGCGTATGAATATGCAGAAATACCACAATAAGCATCAGTTGAATCTGCTTTAGATTTATCAACGCCATTACCAAATAAAGAACCTACATAAACTAACCTAAACATACTAGTATCATCATTTGGAGTATAAGCAATATCTGCAGTATCTGGAACGTACACTACTTGAAATAAATCTCCATCATGTAATGTTTCTCCAGAACCACCTTCAGACCCATTTGATAGGTCGTTATTTGAAGTGTCATTTAATTTTCCTACAGCTATTTCTTTTAAAGAAAGTAAATAATCAAAAGCGTTTTTTCCATTTGAATCTACAAATGCGCTTTTATTAGGAACTACACATGAGTCACCTAAATCAACTCTAAATGTCATACCTAACTTTACATCATCATACTTATCATAGGTAGTTCCTGCTCCTCCATTATTTTTTAAACACTGTCTAACCCATCCGTTTACACTTCGTTTATAATATGTTGCACTTGGATTTGATTGAAGCAATGCAATTGAAACATCAAGCCTAGAGCCGTCTTCTGCACCTTCTACACAATATAAACTTGCTGCTCCAGCTATACCACCGTTTGTATTGTTTAATCCGTGATGTAATGTTGGAACTACAATGTTATCAAAATTATTAACTCCTACTGAATTATCTAGTGAAACTAACTTATTTTCTTCTAACTGATAACCTTCTAATACTCTATCTAATTGATTCCTTGATACATAACCAATCCACAAACTTGAAGTACCTGGTTCATCTCCAGCTCCTATATACAAATTTTTATTTCTCTGTTCTATAGATAAAGAGTTTTTTTCTTTTATATTTACACTACCTAAATCTTTAAAATTAAAACTAGAATTACCGTCAATATCTTCTGCAATTTTAATAAAAGAATTTGTAGTAATACCTATTAAGTTATTAGAACCTTTTGAATTAAAGGCTTTTAACTTAGAAAAATTAAAACCAGAAGATTCTTCAGTTTGTAAACCTTCTAATGTAGGTTCTAAGCTAAATCCGTTACCTTTAACAAATTTAGTTGCATTAGTAGTATATATTCCTGAATCAGGTAAATATAATCCAGAAGTATGCCCTAAAGAAGTGCCATCAATATCAGCGCCATTACTAAAATCAGTTAAAGGTAGATTAGGTATAGGTATGTCACCAAAAAATCTACTTGTTATTTGTAAAGTACCGTCTTTTTCTAAATCTGAGGTTTCAGTATAATTCGTAGGTCTGTAAGAATAAAAATAAGGCTCACTATTGTTTAATAAGTTTAAAATACCAGTAGGAACTGCATATGCATCTAAAGCTTTTTTAACAGCATCTGCAACGTGCCCAACTTTAATATTATTAGCAACTATATAATCTTCAAGTAATACTGGTATTACATTAAATAGCCTACTAGTGCTATTTGCTACGTTGTATTCAGCACCACTATCAAATGCAGAGCTATTTATACCTATATTACCTAAAGTCTCATTAGTTGCAGTTCCACCTAATCTATTTTCTACATAAGAATTTGTAAGAACAAATACAAGTAAAAATTGTTTATCATAAGCATTTAAAATCATAAGCTTTTTAAATAACTTTAGTTTAGACATATACCCAGTACTTCCATCAGTAAAAAACTTAATATTCCACTGAGCTAATCTAGGAACTTCCCAACCTTCTGCAGATAATATTTTATCTCCGTATATACCTCTTAAAGAACCATACTCAGAATTAGGGTCTATATTTAAAGATAATGAAGCAGATTCAGAAGATATGTCATGTTCAGATATTGAACTATGTATACCCTTATCAAACTTATGTACCTCTTTTACTTGTATAGCCATAAAGACTTACACCATTGCCATATACAATTCTATGTCAACACTACCACCATCAGCTTTAGCTGATATAGTTGTTAAATCTTGTACTCCAGGCGTAAATGTTAAAGTTCCATTTGTTACTGCACCACCTGTTGTAGCTGCACTTAACTCAAACGATGTAACTGCTCCTACTGTGTTTACACTAGATACAGTAGCGTCTGCAGGTATACCTGTACCTGAAACTCCCATACCAACCCCTATTTTAGCACTTGCATCGCAAGTAATTGTTGGGTCATCATCATAATCACATGTAGCGTCTGTAAAAGTTAAAGCTTGTTGGTTAGCATCAAATATGTCTGCTACACCACCAGATAAATCAGGACATACAATAAAAGATTGTCCTTTATCTAATTTTATAGCTACTTCATCAGAATTACTATTTGTTAGTGTAAGAATAACATGATTAGTATTATCAAGATTTGATATTCTAATATATCTCATATCAGCAGCTACAAATTGACCTACGCCAAATGCAGAGCTAAAAGTTGCTATATTAGTATCAGTGCTTGTAGTTGTTGTCATAGTTCTTCTGTATATATCTGATATACTTGCTATTGTGTGAACATGAGTTTGACCTTCATCTTTACTATTTAATGTTATAGCTTCTGTTACCGTTAATGTTAAAGTGGCTGTTCCGTACGACCTAGCCATTGTCTTCCTCCTTTTTATAATTACATTTAAAATTTTCCATTATTAAAACTCTTCTTTCTAATTCTTCTACCTTTGCATCTAATTCGTTTTTATCAAATACATAAGACATTATTTTATCTAACTTAAAATGTTTAGTTAATCTTGTCGCAACTTGATTAATTAATAATTTAGGTATTATCATTACTTATCCATTAATATATCTTCGATTCTATCAAATCGCTCATCTATTTTAGTTTCTATCTTAGCAGTAGTTATTTTTAAGTCAGTAATATCTTTTTCGTTTTTAGCAACTCTTTTAACTACTTTATCTTGGTCAGTTTTAACACTATCTATTTTTTCTGTATAAGTACCTGTAGTAAAGAATAAAGTACCCGCTACAGTCGCAATAGTCACTATATTAGCTAAGTTTATAGTTGTATCAATCATTATCATCCTTTTCGCATTCTGCTTCCCATTTAGTTAAATCTAACATGGGTAATGGTTTTTCTATGCTATGGTCTTTTAGCTTATCATTTTGTATTGCCATTTTACTACCGCCTTTAACATAAGGCTTCCCTTTAACACATCCAATATTGTATACAAAAAATATTGTTTTAAATATACCAACTCTTACAACTCTAGCAGGCCTTCCATCCAAGGTAATGACATCGTCTGTATTTAAGTCATTACCAAGGAATACTTTTAAACCTTCAACTACACCTTCTATTGCCGAACGAAAGAAAAGAACTGCAGCTCCTGCTATAAACAACCAGCTGTACTGACCTACTAACTCTTTTAACTCGTTTTCCATCTAGTTTAGTTCCCATCTATTAGCTCCCCCCATAATGAGGTTTTGCCATTTATTATTTGTACAACATGTACAGTAAATAAACCTCCTCTAAAATAATCAACTACTGCAAAAGCATGTGCCCAGTTTATAGCTCTACCACCTAGCCATTTATTCTTTTCAGGACTCATATCCTTTAAACATCCCATACTCCAAGCAGACTTAGGTCCGTCTATATGAGTTACAGATGCTTGCTGTAAGCCATGATGATGTCCATACATTACATTAGCGCCTAACATTAAATGTGCTTTTGCATGGTGCATACCTGATTTGTGATGACCGTGGTAATAATGTAGTTTACCAATCTTTAACCATTTTTTAGGTTCTAAATCAGCAGGATAATATTTATATCCTCTACCTTTTAAATTAGTTGCTTCATGAAATTTATATTGTGGCAGGTAAGGATGTTCGTTAACAAACATGTTACACCATTCATCATGGTTACCTCCGCACAAATATTTCTCTGTACAATTTACTTTATCTAAAGATTCATCTATACTGTCAAGAAGCTCGTTAACACCTTTTACATCCTTGTCAACTCTAGGTATAATGTATTCTAATGGCGGTTTCTTTTTAGCTTTCCACTGCCAGTGAGATACACTTCCCCACTCACCTACATCGCCTAAATCTATGTAAGCATCAGGCTTTATTATTTCTATTGCTTTTTTTACTACCTTTATCGCTGCTTTATCTTCTAAAGGCGCATGTTTGTCTGGTGTGACTACTACGCGCTTTAAAACACCTTTGTCTTTTGACATATATCTCCTTAGTTTATTTCTTTGTCTGTTTCACCCCAATCATTGGGATTAGTCCAAGCGGAAGTCGCATTTTCCAAGAGTTCTAAGGTTTTTGTTCTACCTAATTTCAAAAATCTATCACCACATTTAACACATTGCCATAATATAGAACTATCATGAGTTCCTATTATTTCCAAACCTGCAATACTTTTTTTACCGCAACTAGGGCATTCTTCAGGCTTTGTTTTATATTGTTTAGTACTTTCAACACCAATTCTTTCAACTATATCTCCAGTCTCTTTATCAGTTATGTCATTAAGTAGAACAAATAGCTTTTCTATCATTACTTCATTATAGCTTCTTTTACTACCTCTTCAACAGAATCATATATTGCTGTAATAATCTTTTCTTCTGTTTTTTCTGAGATAATAGGTATATCTACATTATCATTTAACTTAGTAATGATTTTTTCTTTCATTTCATCGTTAAATATATAATTAACTACCATATCTTTTAAGTCCATTTATTCTCCTATTAAAATGATTGTGGCCTTACAAAGCCAGTTCCTGTTTTTGTTCTTGCATGTTTTCTAATTGATTTTATTCCTAAATCAAACTCATTATTAAAAAACTGATACATATCTCCTTTAAAATTAGTTGGGTCTTTATAACCTCTAGCTATTGCACCATTCAATATAACTTCATGAAACTGTTCAGGAATATCTCTTAAAGGTCCTACAGTAGCTGTAGTAGCATCATCTGTGTTAGCAAACTTGTTAGTAGTACATTTAACATACAATCTAATGTTTTTAGTACCTGTAATAGAGCAAGATTGATAGTCACTTGTTCTACCATCTCTTGTAACTGAATTGTTTACTTTTTCTAATATACCTATTCTATATGTTTTAGAACCGCTAGAAGAAGAGTCGTATTTACTAAATGACCACATTCTTTTATTACTTGCGTTAGAAGATGGCGTAGCTAAAGCTGTATCACTTGTATCTTCAGGGCTTGTAAATTCATCATCATCTATTATAGCGTCACCTACAAGCTTAGGAATCTTTACGTCATTAAAATAAACTTTATCTATTTCTGTAACAGTAGTATCCACATCGTACCATCTTTGTCCTGCTACTGAATCTATAAGTAAAGTTTTAGTTACTATATCAGTTTCCTGTGCTATCTTATCAGCAGATAGCTCTAAATACATATCAGAAAGAGTAGAAGATAAATGAGGGTGATGTTGTTTTAATAATTCTTTTATTTGTAATTTTGTCACTTCATTTCTCCTAATTGGCTATTACCAAAAGTACTTACAACAAATTGTAAATGTTCTTTTCTTTCTCTATCTAAAGAACCTACTTGAGCAGCTAATAAATTACTTAACTCAGTATCTTCTTCTTCATGAACAAAATCAGACATATAATATTGGATTAAATTTAATGCCATTTGTATATAAACTAATTCTCTAGCTTGTATAGGAAGTCCATAAAATAAAGTATGTTCAGCTTCTTTTTGTATATTAGAAAAATTAGAACCAGATAGTTCATGAGTTTCGTTAAATTTATTATTCATTCCAAATCTAGGATATGTCATGTAATAAACTATAGCAGCTGTTGTTGTAGGTAATATTTCTATTTTACCATCATTACTATTGTAATATTTAGGTGTATACGGGTCATCTTCATAAAAAATACTTCCACTTATAGCAGTGCTAGTAGCAGCTGTATTTGAAGATATTTTAGACGATTCTATATAATCAGTATTAACCCTTCTATTTACATAAAGTATTCTTCTATTTTTTAAATAATCAGCATCATTCCAACCTAAAGTATTTCCTGTTGCTACAGTTTTATCTGTAGTTTTATATCTATCAGATTCTAAATCAGAAGTACTTAAAGCTTCGTAACAAGATTCATCTGTAATTAAATTATTTACAAATTTAAAAGACTCTTCAAAACATGAGTTTAGTACATCTTCTCCAAAAAGAGTTTGTACATCTTCAGTTGTTAAAGCTTGTATTTTTTCTATTGGTGCTATCATTTTTTCTTTCTGAATATTTTATCGTAATTATATTTGTACTCTTTATCACCTACAGGAACTCTATAAGCACTTCCTTTACCATTTCTATTTTTTCTTTTTGGTTTTTCCATTATGTTTTCTTCTAGTAGTTGGTTTAACGCTAGAATTGTAAGGGTTACCTATATCATTACTCGTCACTATCTTTTTTTGGCTCATCTTCAACTTTCTCTTCGTCAGCTATCATTGCTTGGATTAGCTCTATAGCGCCTATGACTTTAATTGTAGCAAACTCTAGTTGCTCTTTTTGTTTTAGTAAATTTTCTAGTTTTTCTTTTAACATTTAATCTCCTTGTTAATATAGGGGCCCGAAGGCCCCTATAGTTTATTAGTTACTTAACTATTATGATGGGTCTTTACCTACACCACCAAAATCACCAGATACCATTCCTACATTGTCTTCATCAACAATACAAGTTAAAGTAATAGTGTTTGCACTTTCATCTGCATCAGCTGTCCAACCTATGTAATAATAAGGCATAGGAACAGTGTTTAAATCAAGTATATCAACATTATTACCTGTTGCTGTAATATCTGCAACTAAAGCATCTGAAACTAAAGTTACTTTAGAACCACCCGCTTCCCAAGTTCCATGTAAAGATATATCTAAGTTAGTACCAGATACAGCACTAGCATTTAATATAACCGCTACATTTTTATTAGCTAAACTTGCGTCAAACTTAAGGAAGTCTATTTCAGTACTATAACCTATTGTTGCGCTTGCTGGTAAAGTGTATGTTTCTTGATATACAGTTTTTCCATTAGCACTTGTTTTAGTAAAAGCCATATTCTACCTCCTACTTAAGAAAACTTAAGAATTGCGTGAGTTTCAGGTAACTGAATTTCCAAGCCAGCTTCAGTGATTACTTGGTCTTGACGACCATCTACACCATTGTCTTGAACATTAGTTTCAATAAAGGTATCTCGACTCATACCATTCCCCACAAGTGGTCTATAATTTACATTTTTAAGGTCAACTGCAACACAGTAATCTTCCCAAGGTCCTCTTAATAAAGGTTCAGCAACAAAATGTAAATTACCAAATATAGTGTTTACCATTGTTACTGTATGCCCAAATGCTCCAGGAACACTTGTTACATCTAACTTATATTGAGAAGCCCCAATAGTATTGTTCATGAAAGAACCATTACCTAATTTATTTAAATAAGTAATAACTTTTCTTGAAGCTAATACAAGTTTATTACCACTGTTTCCACTTTCAGGTGCAAAGAAATCTTCCATTGCATCTAAGAAAGCATCATATCCAGATGATGAGTAACTCATATTATATATTTTACCGTATGCTTCAGTATAAGGTAAAATTCCCCAAGATGTTCTAACTGGAGCGCCTGTTAAACTACCTCCAGTAGCTGAACTTCTTGCGTCATTTGTTCCTCTACCATATAACATAGCTTGTTCTATGTCCATTTTGTGTTCCATAAGTTTATCTGTCCAGATTCTTTGAAACTCATTTTTAATACCTCTATACTCAGTAGCAAGGGATGTACCAGAAAAAATGTTCATACCAGTTTTAAAAATCTGAGTATAACCTTCTCTATCATACAATTTATCTTCCCAACCGATTGGAGAGTCAGTACCCTCACCCCAAGCTGTTCCGATAACTTGCCCTTTGTTACCTGCAGTAAATACTGTACCATTAGGAACAGCTTTACCAACAACACTTAACATTTCACCTGAAATTTCAGTTTTGTTTCCTACAGTTTGGTGTGCAATGTCAGTACCAGCATGAGCACCAGAATCAGAGCTATTAACTATTGCAGATTCTGCAATTTTAAAGTTATAAACTTCTCCATCATCAGCTTTTAATGCTAATACTTGTCCAGGTATTAGGAATGTGCAAGGAGCCGCTGCGACTATCTTACCATAACCATCATATTTACATGTTATTGCGAAATCAACACCTGCACCAAGAATTTCACTTGCTACCATTTCTTCAGCTAATGTTAATGTTGTTTCTACTTCAAAATTACGTCTTTGCCACTGATGTCTTTGCTCTAGAAATTTAAACACAGGGTCGTTTGTAGCTTTTTTTGCAACTTTATTTAAGTAAACAAAAAATGGGCTTTGTTGAGGAGCTAGTTCTGCAACTCGTTCCCCAAAATTAAAGACTCTACGTGTATTATCTAGAGAAACACTACTAGCGCCAGCTTCGCCAAACGTATTACTAAATACAGTTGCGTCTGCCATTATTTCTCCATTTCTACTTTATTCCTCTCTCAGCTGTCGCGTAGACCTTCGAGTAGGATATTATTATTTTACCAAGGGTTATTCTTTTTATAACCGCTAATCATCGAATCCATAATATTGTCCTCTGCAGAGGCTGTAGATTCGTTCTGTTGTGCAGGTAAAACACCCATCGGTGATGGAACTTGCTGTGCTCTAGCTTGTTGATTAAACGTATCGCTAGGGCCAGTCGGTTGTGTTTGTACTGTCTGCCCAGAACCTTTCTGCATTCTATACAGTTGGACAAGATTATCTATAGTTAAACTATCTGGTCTTGACATTGTTTGAACAAATTCCGTAGCTTCTTCATTAGTTAAACCAAACTCACCTTGAACTCTTTGGTGAACTTCATTCATCTGTTGTTGTTGCTGTTGATAGGCTTGCTGTTTTTTAATTTCATCTTGCCTAACTTTTTCTTGTTTTTGAAGTTGTTCAGACACTAATGCAGTTTGGTATTCATTTTTTAATGAATTATACTGTATTATATCGTCTCTCCAGTTATCTAACTTGTTTAAGTATTGAGCACTAGCACTGTTAGGGTCTTCCATAGCTTCCGCTCTGTTAAATCCCATAGGTGCTTCTGGCTTTTCTGGAGCAGGAGGAAATTCTTCAACAGTTTTTTGTTCCGCAGGAGCAGGTTGTGCTTGCTGTGGTTGTGGCTGTTGAGTCAATTGTGCTTTTAAATCTGCAATCTCATTTTTAGCTTTATCAGCTTCTGATTGCCAATATTGAAATCTTCTCTCATCATTTTCAGTCTGAGTTTTTTCAATATCTAGATTAGCACCATCTCCAGCAGGAGTATCCTGTGTTTCAGGGGTCCCGACTGTTTCGCTTGTTGCCGTAGGTTGCTCTTCACTTGTGAAAAACGCCTCTTCTACCGATAATTGTTCAGAGCCCTGTGAAGGGGTGTCTGGTGTTTGGTTAGTCTCTAATGCGTCCATTTTCATTTCCTATTTTTAGCTGCCTCTTTGCTACCAGAGGGTGAGCCTTCTTTTTTGCTAGCATCAGAAATCTGACGCTTAACAGTAGCTAAATTATCATCTAGTCTTCTTTCGAACAAGGTTCCAGCAGCTTTAGCTTTATTTGACACTCCGTCAAGTCCACCTTTGAATTTCTCAACTTCTACTTTCTTACGTAAGTTGACTGCTTCTCTATCTCTAGTTTGTAAATCACCTTCTAAAGATTTAATCTGCTCTTGCTGTTGTTCTACCATAGACCTTAATTTTTGTATTTCATCAGTACGTTGCATAACACCTTCTATATCAAACACTTCTGTTTTCTTAAGAACTTCTTGTCTATCAATAAGTCCTTTTTGGAAGGCATCCATATAAAACTCGAGTTCAGCATATCTGTTAGTAGGTAATGTACTACCACTTACTACTATTACATCATAACTACCTACTGTAATATCATTAAATACTTGAACTTCTCCTGTTTTGTCATCATACAATCTTTTGTTAACAACATACTCACTCATAGAATTGTTTGGATTAACAAGTCTAAATGTTTTTTCTATACTATATAATTGTTGCATTAATGGAATTGCAACTTGCCCTACTCTAACTAAAGCTTGTTCTATATCTGTTAGTTTAGATTTAATTTTTCTTTGACCAAACTCGTCTAGAGATATAGTAGCTTTATAAGTTTGAGGAGCAGCTTGTGAGTTACCCATCATCATTTCATACAGTCCTAATTGATGGTCAATATCATTTTTAGCTGTAGTTTCATTCTGATATAACTCATTAGGTAACGGACTAGGCTGAACTGTTACTGGAGCTCCATCAGTTGGGTCGTATGGTATAGCTACACCAGGCTGTGCCCATTTTTCTTCAAAATCTTTCATATCTACACTACCTTCTGGAACTAATATTTTAGTATTAGTACTTGTAGTAGCGTGAGCTATTATTAAAGAACGTGTCTTATTAATATACTCCTGTAATCCTTTAACCATCCTTACATCAGATGTAGGATAAGGTGTTCTTGTATGTAAATTACATATTGGAACTACAGGATAGTGTTCAATAGGTAGTATTCTAGAATATAAGTATGTTTCACCCATTATAATACATTGTTTAATTCTACATACTTTAATTTTAACTATTTCAATAAGCTTTTTTAATATTAAATCTTGATAGTCAACTTGTTCTATCTGAGGTTTTGGTATATCAACAGGAGGCATTTCCATATCAGCTGGCATACCCGCTTCATCCATTTGCTGTTGTTGCATACCCATAGCTTGTTCTTTTTGCATTTCATATTGCATCATAAGTTCAGCTATTATTTGCTCTGCTTGTTTAGGGTCTGTTATAACTTGACCTTGTACTATCCATGCAGGCTGTTTAATGTACTGGCTAAATTCTTCTTTATCTAACAGTTCTTCTTTACCACTAAAAGACTCATAAGTTCTAGTTTTTTCAACTTCTATCTTATAATATCTTTCATAACCTCTTATGTATTCACTTTGTTCGTGTAGTAAACCTACATCTTCTGGGAAAAATACATTACTATCATTATCTCTACCTGTTTCAGGCATATTAAAATCTTGTTCACTACTAGCATCATCTATTTGTTTCTTATATTTAGGATATAGCTTTTTAGCTTGGTCTCTACTAAATAATCTAGAAACTATAATGTTTTCTGCATCATCAAAAAATCTATCTCTACTATTAGGGTCAACATATACATCTAACGGGTCAATATCGTGCATACAAACTTCACCTTTACCCATATCTTTCATTGGGTCTTGATATACATTCATATAACCAACACCCATAACGTAATAATCATCTATAGCCTGTCTTATTACTGTTCTTCCATCAGATATGTCGTACATATAACTAAGTAATGCACTCATTACATTAGCTACTTTTCTATCAGAATCTTCTCTAGGAGCACATCTAAATGATGGCCTATTAGTAGTTAGCATAGCTTTTGCTGTTTCTACTGCTGGGTGTATACGATTAACAACTATAGGAGCTTGTCCTCTACCTTCTAATATCTCAGATTGTTCTTTAGTCCATTGCCTGCCTAAACGAAACTCTTTATCTTCTTTAGCTTGTTGAGCCCAAGCGTCTCGTTTCTTAGAATAATCTTTAAATAAACGAAGTGTTTCGTTTACTATTTCTGGTGTTTTTTTCTCGTTAGTTGCCAATATTCCGCCTAGTTTTCATCAACTTAATATACAACCTAAAGGGTCATCCAATCAAGTCTTTTTTTTGTTTTAGTAAAATTATTATCATCTTTGTTAAATTCTTTACGTCTAGAAGGTTTTGATTTATCTAATGCTGTCCATATAGCGTCCATAACATCGTCATGTTTTCCTCTAGGATAACTTAAAAATTCTTGTTGAGGTATATTATCTTGTGGTCTAAAATAAAAAGAACCTTTAGCAAATAAAGGTACTAATGATAATAAACGCTCACTTTTTCTATTTCTAGGTTTTACACCTTTCTCAAGACCTGGTATGTATAGACTATCTTTTAACATAAGCTCTCTTACTGCTGTTCTTAAAGCTTCTTGATAACCTACAGTTTCTATTTTCATCCTCCTAGGCCTATACTTTTTAAAAACATCAATAAGCTTTTGAGGCTGCTCTGCAGGACTAATTCTATCCCTGAATATGTCAATAACATACTTATTGTTATCACAATCAATACCCATTGTAGCAACAACAAAATAATCAGCAGTGGAAGCAAGGCTACTAGCAGGGTCAACTCCACAATAGACTTCAACTGGTTTAATCTCTTCTTTACCATCTATAGTCCTAACTAGGCAATTTTGCCCTTCAATCCTTTTATAATCATAATGATGCATTTTTATCCATTCTGGTTTAAATGGTGCCATATCTGGAGATTGAGCTATATTCATATACTCTTGGTAAAAACCATTTAAGTTTCCTACAGAAGCAAATTCTTTTTTTATTTCGTTAATACGTGATTTAGGAAATCTTTCGGGCCATATACTTTTTTCATCCTCATCCCATATAGAATACCATAGCGTATGCCATGCATCTGATTCTTTAGCCCAATATAAAAAACAATCTTCTGATATTACCGTACCAATCATAGCTATCTTACCTTCGTCAGATAAAGATGGTATAACAGCTTCTGTAACCCATTTTCTATTCTTAGCTCTAGCTTCTGGAGTGAATGCATTTAGCTCAGATTCAAAATCGTCTACTACAATAAGGTTAGGTCTAGTATCACCTTCAATAAACCCTCTAACTCTTTGTCCTGTACCTACAGCTATTATTCTTGTACCATTAGCTAATACTATGTCATTATTAGTCCATCTTCTTGCTGTTGTAGGACCTAAATCTCCGAATATAGCACTAAACTTATCTGAATGTGTTAAATGATATTTAATACGTGATAAGAAATTTATAGACTGTGTTTGTGACTCAGATATTATAACAATAAATAAATCTTCATCTGATTTTTTAAATGCTAATCTCCATAGAGGGAAGATGAGGGTGGTAACTGTAGATTTGGCTGTACCACGGGGAGCTGCAATTAACACCCTCCTTTTGTCGTCGTTAGCGAGGGCAGAGTACACGTCGTTATGAAAAGGGGGAGTACTCTTCCTCAAGGCTGTAGGGAAGCAGTGCCTTCCGAACAGAGCCATATTATTACGTAATTTTTTTAAAGCTTGTAATTGACTATATTGTTCTTCGTAATCCATTAAAATAATTTTTTTGCTTGTTTATATAACCATTCAGAAGGTTTTTGTCCTAAAGCATAACCAGCTATATCATTTGCCACTGAAGCAAACATCAATGTTGAAAAAACACCAGGCAAAGCTCTACCTAACTTTGGTATTTTTTTTGCAAAACTTACATTAAATGATTTTCTTTTTGATTTTAAATCTGCAATTTTTTGTCTTTGTTCTTGATTAAATACGCTTTGTCTTTTTAGAATATCTTCTGGCTTTCTTTTTGTTCTTGATTTACCTGGTTCATTAGAAGTTTTAGGTTTTTTCTTAGGAATTTCATCAGTTAATTCTTTTCTTAATGTAGCTTCTTTTATTTCAATTTCTTTTAATGGAACATATTTTATACCACTAGTTTTAGTAGCCTTTATAGATTTGTCAAAAACATCTACATCTCCAACATCTGTAGCCATTAATTTTATATATTGAGGGTTTTTTGCATCCCATTGAGCTACAGCATTAAAACCTCCAAAATCATAATTAGATTTTCCTTTAGGGCTCAAAGAAAAAATAAATGTATTTCCTCTTTGGATAACATCTCCGCCAATAAATCCTTTTTTTACAGCATTAGCTAAAATTGTTTCGGCATTATAAATTTTTGAATTATTAAACCCGTAAGAACTAGTTATAGCTCCACTATTTTTTAAATCTAACATAGTTTTATACATACCTCTATCAAACTGAGTATTTCTTAAAGTGTTGCCTATATGTTCAGTTTTATATCTTATAAATTTCATATCTTTGGGTGTTACTAAATTAAGATTTTGTTTATTCAAAGCACCCCATCTTGTTACAGAAAATTGAGCTACTTCTCTACTTTGTGCGTTTTTTATAAAATGATTAGCATTAGTCTGTTTTACAGCATTTCCTATTATATTGTCTACTTCCTTTGACACTTTACTATTGTTTAAAATAGCATTTGACTTATCGTTAGTCAGTTTAAAATACAAATCTTTTTCAGAATTTCTTATTATATTTTTAGCATTTTGTTTATAAAAATATTTTGTACCTCTTCCTTTTGGTCCTATATATTTTTTTAAAGTTTCATCTGTTATTTTATCTATGTTATCAATATCTCTCATAACAACTGGCGATATACCTGTCTTATTATAAAACTCTGAATTAGCTAAATTAAAAACTGCATCTCTACCTATTCTACCACCAGTTTTAATAAGTTCTTTTCCATAAGCTTTTGCTTTTCTTACTTGAGGAGAATAAAAATCACCTAAAGTAGGTTGAGAATAAAATCCTAGTAATTTATTACTAGCATAATCAGCTGTGGTTCTTCTAATGCCACCAGGAGTCTGACCTCTCATCATTGTTGCAGAAGCACCTAAAAGACCAACACCCGTACCAAACTTTCCTAAAGTGCCAAAGCCAAGACTTTCGTCTTGGCCTTTTTCTATTAATAATTCTTCATCTGTTGGCATTTACTTTTTCTTTTTACCTTTTTTCTTAGGTGGCCTACCTTTTTTCTTGCCGTATGTACCTTTACCGTATGGCATTATGATTCCTCCTTAGTTACTGTTTTAGTTGCTATAAGCTTATCTTCCTCTTCTCTAAGCTCATCAATAAGTTTTGTATTACTAACTGCTTCTATACTTTCAGTTGTTTTAACTAAAGACTTTTCTTTCATACCATGCATACCTTGCAGGTTTTCTACAGCACGCATTAAATTAGTAACATCTTTTTTATCTTTAGCCATGGATATAACTTGAGAGAATAAATCTAAAGTATAAGTTTTGTCTAGTCCGTGGTCAGATAATAAATCTGCTAGTTCCTCTTTTATCATTTTACTAAAAACCTCCGTTTTCATTCTTCGTTTCCACTTCTTAAACTCAGAAGGGGTATATGTACCAAGAACCATATCTAATGCAAGATTATAGTCCCATGTAACAGAGTAGGCTTTTGCAAGGTTTTTCATCATATCTTGCTTAGACTTAACTTCTAGCATGGGTTTGCCAGACATTGTTGTGTTAGTCTTTCTACCTGATACTTTTAATTTTTTAGAAGCATACTTAGGATTAAAAAAAGTGTAACCCCAGGGGAACCTGAGATATACATTGTCTTTGTCATGATTAGATGGGTACTCTTTGCGATTAATACACTTAGCAACGTAATCGTCATCAGATAAAGCATATCCCCCAGGTTGAACCATTTTCCAGTATACATACCTAATTCCTTCTTTTTCTGCTTCTTCTTTTCTGTATATAGTGTATGTTGTGGCCTCTTTCTGGCCTTTGTGATTTATATTTACCGTATACATTAATCAACTAATTCAAAGTGAGGAAAATCATCAAAATTATTATCATCCACTTCAAAGTTCATATTCCAATCTCCACCCCATCTGAGTTTTATTCCCATAGACTGACCAATGCCAATAACAAAACCAGCAAAAAGATGAAAACGTTCCCTATCATCCCAATCAATAGGATAAGGGACCACATCAACAGCCCTACTTGGATTAGAGTTATGACGGCCGTGCGGATACTTAACTTTTGTACGACCTTCTTCAAACAACTTGTTTTGTCTTTCTCCACTTCTATGACCCTCTATTATTGAACAATCAACATACTTTATTACTTCGTTTAATACTTTTTGTAGCCTTTCGTCTAGTGTGACTAAATGCTTTATACTTCTAGGTCCCCATTTATACATTACTGCTCTCCTTGTGTTGTGTCTCTCCAGGTTAAGTAGTCACCTACACCTCCTGGTAAGTGGTCGTATATAGGATATGCAAAAGTATCTATTAAATCTGCCGCTCCCATAGCCCAACCTAATCCTGGAATAAATCTTAATCCACCTTTTACACCCATCTTAGCAGCTTGTTTAGGTAAAGCTCTAGCAAGTAAGTTTTTACCTGCATTCTTTACATTAGGCATTCCACCAAATAAATATTTAGTTATACCATCTCCAGCCACACCTGCTTCTTCAGGCAAGCCACTATCAGGCATACTTGCGTTAATAGGCTCTTCATAGTTAGTATCAGTCATTTCTTCTAACTTTTCCATAGCAAGCTTTTGCCCTAGCATAGACCTTCCAAATGGGTCTGTAGCTGTTTGAGCATAGTCTTGCATATACTGTGGAGCTTCGTAAGGTTTGTATTTACTCATTAGAACTCCATTCACTTTTTACCAACTCTTCTTTTATCTCACTATGAGAATAAGTAGTCATACCATCAAAACAAGAAGGTGTATCGCCTTCCCATTTTAGTACCGCTTTACTACCATCTAATGTTTTTCTTAATGTACTTGTAGATGTTTGAATAGCACTTGCTATCATTTCATCTGTAATATCAGATACATTAACTATTACCCATTTTCTATTTTCGTACATTATGGTGTATCTCTTTCAAAATTATCTGGTATCATATTTGACATATATCCAGGGTTTCCATTAACAGGTCTAACTTTTAAATTATCAAATTGTATTGCTTCATCATAAGCAACTCCATCTGTGTGTATGTTGTATCTATACAGTATAAATGCAGTATTATTTATAGGCCTCCAATACATAGTATGAGATGTTATACCGTCAGTTAATTCAGAAACTCTAACATAAGGATTATTATCATCTATTACTAATGATGTCCCTGCAGCTTGAGTAGAATCTACAGATGTTACATCTATATCAAGTCTATACATTTGACCTATAGTTAACATCCCTGCTTTTTGTAGTGAGCAATTACTTGACCCACTAGGATTAAATTTACAAACACCATCTTCTATAACTCCATTTGATGCACCTGCACCACCAAAGCTCCAATAACTATCACTATTATCTGTAAAGTTACCTCTTCCTCCAAAAATATCATTTCCAAGTGTAGCATTTGTCATATCACATACTATACCTCCTTGGCCATCTGTTGTAGCTTTATGGTCAAGTATTCCATCACCCATTCTATACCAAGCCTTTAAGTTACCTGTAAGAATACCTTCGTTATGATTGTAAGGTTCTCTACCATTGTAGAGTGTTTTAACTTGTGAAGCAGATAACATAACATTGTATACTGCAAATTCTGACATAGAACCTTCCCAATATTCGCTATCTCCCCTTGCAATCCTTAAATCCTGATAAGAAGAAGCTGTACCTGATGTAGACCTATCCCCTTGAGTTTGTAATACTCCATCAACATATAATTTACAAGCAGTCATATCATCAATATCAACTACAACTGCCCAATGATGCCACTTTCCATCATCTTGAGCAGGTGCATCATTCCAATATTGATATAAAGAACTATTAAGATACAGTAAAGGTTTGCTTTTAGTATGGTGATTTACAGCAAAACCCCCTATATTAGCGTCTCCATGTGAAAAAACAACTCTATTATCTCCTGTTTCTGAAGCTTTCATCCAAAAAACATAAGTAGCATCTGCTGTGTCTACAGGTTTTCCTGCTGTTTGTATATAATCATTAATACCATCAAAAGCTAAAGAGAACTCATCTCTGAATTTATCACCACCTATAGTGGCTATTCGTCTACTTGTAAACATTAGTCTTGTACTATTCCGAATTTACCTTTAAGTACATTAGTTCCAGATGGTGTATAAATGCCACTGCTTCTATTTATAACAGATACCCATACACTTCTTGTATCCGATGTAGTCTTTAAAACCATACCAATGTTTGCTTTTATAGCAAATTCATTATCTGATGGCTTTAAAATAGACCAGTTACTTACAGTTACAGCTCCTAAAATTTTAAAAGCAGTTGAATCTGAAGCAGATACTGCATTTCCTTCGTCTCCAGCAATAGCTGTGTTATCTTCTAAAAAAATTAATTCCATTGATGGTGATTCTGTACTGCTGTCTGTATTTATTAAAGTTATAGATTGTAACAGGCAACTTCCACCCTTTTTTGCAGCTACATTTGCTAGTTCTATTCTTTGTGCAATTACTGCATCATCTGCTATAGTTTCAACATCTGTAGTGAGTGTAACCTCAATAACGTCCATCTTCATATCATTTAGCTTATTATTATCTGATTTCATACCAGGACGGTTTTGAGTTACTGCGCTTCCTGCATGCGTTATACTTAAATCGCTCATTTATTCCCCAATTTGTTTAAAATATATATAAATTATCAACTTAATATACTACAAGTAGTATTAATAACCAAGGAATTTATTAGATAGTGACTAGGATAAGTCACTTGCCTAGCTTAATGTTTATCTAATTGAGAGTTTATTGGGTAAGTCCTGCAGTAGGCCACAAACCAGGTATATTACCTAGTGTAGCGCCTAGTAGGGAGTACGAATTTAAGTTATTTTTACCCTAAAAAGCAAGTGTTTTGCGAAAATAAATTAAAAAAAATTTATGTTTCGTCGATAAACGTGGTGAATTGTTAATAAATCTACTACATGGATTAGGTTGAAAAACGCATTTTCAAAAAAATTGCACGAGAATGGGTGTGTGGGAGATATAGTGCACCGTACCCGTTGAAATTCACGGCATGGGGTGCCTTACTTCGTTGAAAACAACGCCTGCTGTCAGTATCAGTCGTGTTGTTTGTCTCCGAAGTCCTTAGTAACACACTAAGGTAAGCCACCACTCTTGCCGTTTATGCAAATCATCAACGTGTCCACTGCAACCCCCGCACATCATGCGATGTGATATTCGCATTAACATAACAATTAATAAATTAAAGGAAATAAACATGAATAAATTTATGGAATTATTACAATCAATGCTCATACCTAACTCAGACGGAGTCTACGCAATGTCAGAATCCAAAAAGGGACTTGGATTTAATTGCTACGACTTAAATGTGTCTTCGTTAGACGTTACTAAACTTAATACTCTTGCGGAAACCGAAGGTTTACCAGTCAGAGTATCAGAGTTTAAACCTGAAAGATATGGCGACTCGCATTTCTTGTATGTTGGCCCACCAACACAAAGAAAAGCTTTAGACGTCACCAAGTTCTTTAAAGGTTAGTCTTAGATTTGGACAAGATAGAGAGGGGTAATACACTCCTCTCTTATCTTTATATATATGTAAGTAAACAGTACTATTTTATATATTAGTACACATAAACAATAATAAACAGTACATTATGTACAGATAGGAATAGCAATGAAACGTAAGAATAAACTACATTATAGAAACATTAAATCAACAGTATACTATACCATCAGAGGTATCATATTGTTGCCTATTAGGCTAATATTATTGCCTTTTAAACTTATAGGTAAGGCGGTGTTTTATCGCAAACCTAAGCAAATATTAACATTAGGTGGATTGCGTAGTATCAATAGAAGGATATTTAAAAATAGTGATACTATATCATATTTAAAGAAACAATTAGCACACATAGAGACTAATCTTATGTATGATAATACACTTGATGAAGTTAATAAACGTATTGATGAACTTGATAAACGTATGTTAATACATTACAAAGTAGAAGATAAGATACAAAATAATATTAAAGTATTATCTGATGAAATAGATACTCATATGAATTGTTTTAATGGTAGTGAAAGTAGTCATTTATTATATCTTATTAACGAACTACAACTATCTCTTGAAAGTATGAAGCCTAAAGACTTAGGTACATTCAATTTTATTAGTGATAAGCCTACACAATTAGAATTAGCTCAAATAGAAGCAGAAATGCTTGGTTCATCAGTAGCTAAGGAAGAGTATGATTGGCATTGTGAGCAAAAGGCTAAAAATAAGCAAATTCAGGACAGAATGAGAGCTGATGAAGCTGAATATGATAGACTATCTGAACCTGATAAAGATAATAAATAAACTTGATAGGTATGGGTTAACTGTGTAACAGCAGTCTCTACTAAGACATCTAGCGCACCTATCATAACGGACAAAACAGTCAGTAATAGTTACTATTGATAGCACTACGCTGAGGTATTAAGTTACCGTAGTAACTATTGCTGAGTCCATAAAATAAGGAGTATAAATGAAAATAGTAACATCAGTAATAATAGAAGGTATAATAGTATTATTAGTAATGTTTTGTGCAATAAGTATTATATTATCATTAATAACGGGGGTATAATATGGCAGATAAAAAAGATAGATTACTAATAATAACAGTTTACAGTTGTGTAGCTATAATAGGTATTTTATGGCTATACTTTATAATATATATGTTAAGAGCCGTCCTGTGAGTCGGCACATAAGAAAACCTGGAGGATTCCCACCGAGTCCTCCTAAGGTTACTAAATTCGATACAGATGGTAGTGTAACAGATGAATCACATATGCAATGGTGCATATATCGTCGTAAATATAAACAATGGAAGAAATATTTATTGCCATTTGAAGAGGTATTCGGTGTAAAGTTTAATATACAGGAAGATAATGAACCTGATAGGGTGTATCTTAGAGCTAAATATGTTACTAAAGAGATACCACCTTTAGATATTAAACCAGTACAACATCCATTAGATGATATAATAGGTTAAGCTAACTGTTAAAGCACTAGCGGGGTTTCGCTATCCTTATGGCGATTAGTCCTTTTTATTGCATTCGACTATTATTATGCCCTATTTGAGCCCTATTATATCATCAATCTTACAAGAGCTGTGTTTACACTTCCATAAACATCCGCACATATCGTTTCCGTATATGTAAGCACGGCTCTTTAAATTAAGGAGTATTATGAAATATGTAGAACGTAAAAGTATGAAAATACGTGAATCAGGACGTAGTAGTGATTATATTACACCTACATTTGGTCACGGCTGTTTATACAGATGTAGTTATTGTTATATGCGTAGACATATAAAACAAGGTATAACAACAATAGCTACAAATACAGAAGCGTTAATAAATGCTATTGATGAACATGCTATGAGCTTGCAATGGCCTAAAGAGGCTAATCAAACACATAGTAAATACTATACTTACGATTTTAGTTGTAACGAGGATTATGCATTACACGCAAAGTATCACGAGTGGGAAAAACTATTTGATTACTTTGTACAAAGTGAAAGAGTAATGGGTACAGCAGCAACTAAATTTGTTAATAAACACTTATTAAACTATAATCCACAACGTAAAGTGCGTATACGTTTTAGTTTGATGCCACAAAAGATGTCTAGTATGTTAGAACCTGGTACATCACGTATTGTAGATAGAATAGAAGCAATAAACACATTCTATGAAGCAGGTTATGATGTACACATTAATTACTCACCTATTATAGCATATGAAGGTTGTGGCGATGAGTATGTAGAAATGTTTAAACTTATAGATAGCATAGTAGATGATAATATTAAAAAAGATGTACTATGCGAGTGTATATTCTTAGTTCATAACAAAGGATTACACGAGTATAATGTAGAAAACAATGTAAAAGGCGAAGAATACTTATGGACACCACATAAACAAGAAGGTAAACAATCTATATTTGGTGGCGATAATGTACGATACGCTTGGAAATACAAACAAGGTCTAATTGATGGATTTATAAATCTACATGATAATGTTATACCTTGGAATAAAATTAGATACATATTCTAGTGAGTCTCCCGTCTGTTAACAGCAACCGAGCTTAGAATATGTATCAAATATGGCTGGCATACCTAACAGTAGAGTTTAAAAGACAACGTACGGTCACTCTTTAAGTATGCCAAAAATTAAATTGATAACAGTATAAAAACTCTATTATATATTATGGCAAACTCGTTTCGGGGACTTCAAGAGAGCAAAGAACGAGTTGTTCCCAAGTTAATTACTATTGCCTGGCTGGAAGTTGCAGGAGTTATCAAAATATTAGGCGAACAAACCAGTTTGCCTCTAATGGGCCTGATGAGTAAGTATGGTGTTGCTTATCAGGCTCACTCTTAAATAAATAAACACCATAGATAAGGCAAGACATGTCAAATGAAACAAATAACGATAAGTTCTATATGGATAGTTTTACTAAAGGTAGACCTATGCCATTATTAGTATCAGACTACGCAACATTAGCAGACGTATTGAGTGCAGAAAATATCTCAATAAACAATGTTGTTATACAGTTTAAAGATGAGAATAATAATGATAAACCTATAGAACTAAACACTCCTATATCTGCAGGAGATTCTATTAACATAGCAAACGCTGCTAACAAAAGTGGCTAAACAGAGGTAATAAACAATTAAAAGAGAGCCAACAACTTGGGCCAGCGTTAGTCCTCAACCTAGGTGAAACTGTCAGCTAGAGGCATTTGGGAAATGGTGAGGCTCTCTTTTAAATAAAGAGAAAGTAGAGGTAAACTAAGTGAGAACACAATTAATAGAGATATTTACATGGTTATTTACAAGAGATAATGGTGTAATAGACGATGTAATAGATAAGTTTGATGATTATGACCAAGATTCATTCGTAAGACCACCAGAAGATGTATCAAAGTTTGTAGATACATTGTTAGATGATGATACTTATGAAGTTGTAAGAGCAATGCAACATACTAATGAACATGTATCTAATGGTATTAAATTGCCTGCTGAATCTATAGAAATATGGTTTAAATTTAAAGATGTTAAACTAAAGCGTAGAAAAATATATAGACTTGGCGATTATTATCTTAGAGTTATGAACACAGGTTTTGATAAATGGATATTTAAATTTTATACAAAACAACAAGGTGTATTAAAAGGTAAACTTGTAGATAGTTTTGTACAAGCACAACATCCTCATGTCAGTCATGGTAATGCTTGCTTTGCAGGTATGGAAGCTCCTATTAGAGCATCTATAACAAACTATAACTTTACAGGTTTTGCATGGCATATAAGAAGATTTCTAAGTTCTTGGAATTATAGAAGTCCTCATCATCATCCTGAAAGTTTTGAGTATACAAACAGATTGCCAATACATAGTGATAGTATGCTTAAAGAAGCTTTTGAACGAAAAAATGAATATGGTAATTATTTGATACATCAAAGTTATTGGGATTTAGAAAGACATAGTGATGATGATGAACTTTTGTATGTTAATCTTATGCTTACATCAGGTAGGAAAAAAGAATATAAATCAGAACCAATATCAAAACTTGTTCAGCATATACAAAATGGTAGTAAATATCTAAACGAAGACATTAAAACTTTAAAGTTTACTACGTTTAAATATGTAGCTACATATAATCTTGCTTTATGGTTACAAAAAAAGATACTAGATTGTCCTGATATAAATGAAGCATTTATACTTGCATCATATTATACTAGTACATTACATGAGTTATATAAAACTAATTCTTGTACTATTACAGGTGAATGGCATCCAGATTATGATGAATTGCAATTTGATATAAATAATGCTCTTAGCGTTCAACAGTTTTTCTATATAGATAAACCTAAAAAAAATCAAAGGTATCATGATAGAGGGCATAAACTTATAAACTTAACAAGAGATTCAGATAATCCAAATTATTATCAAGAGTTTAATGATGCAGTTAAAGTTTTATCAGATATGCGTAGTAAGTTAGAAATGTGGAAAAATGCTGTTTATTCAGAAATTGCTGATTATATGGTAATACTAACTAAGTCATTTTCTGAAGTTCATAAACTACTACAAACAGACAAAACTGTATTATGGGACACTGTTACTGAATTTATTGAATACGTTGACAACATAGATGTAACAGAAGATGTTGATACAGATGACATTGCAGATTTAATAGATAATGCGAATAGAGATTACTTTGTTCAATTAGATATAATGCAAGAAATAAACAAACAAGTAAAAATAGAATATTACGAAAAGGAGTTAAGGAGGCTCAAAAAAGATGAAAAAAGTACAGTGCAGATTGAAAATCTCAATCTATAAACAAATACAACACTTACTAAATTTATATCCTAAGACAGAATGGTCTGGTGTAGGATTTTATAGTAAGTTAAATGAAGATAAACATGGCTGGTGTACAGAATGGGAACTTATGGCATTTTACCCTATTGATTTAGGCAGTACTGCAGCAACAGAGTTTGATGGCGAAGACCAACTTGAAATGATTCAAAAAGCTTATAAAGAAAATCCTAAGCTTAGAGAATGTTACAAAGGTTTAATACACAGTCATCATACACTAGGTGGTGGAGCTTTCTTTAGTGGCACAGATAGAGACCATATGAAAGAATGTGCTAATACAGTAGGTTATCCATCATTAGTAGTAGCTCATGAAAGTACAAAAAGCCCATTTGCATTCTCATTTAGTTGGCTAGATAGTTTTCAAAAAGTTCATTGGACTAAAGAAGAACATGGTTATGTAACTATCGATTATGATGAGTGTAAACCTGTAGGTTTATTTAAGAAGTGTCTTAATTCCTTACAAAAACAAGAAAAAGAACAAGTTAAAATAATGCCTACATATTATAGCAGAACTGGTTTAGTAGGACAAACTGCTATGTTTGATGAAAGGACTGTAGTTAATCCTGCATTAAAAAGTAAACCCAAACTAAAGGCTGGCTTACAAAAAGAGTATGATAAACTATACTTAGCTTATGAAAAAACTAGTGAAGAATGGTTTAAAGTGCAATATGGCAGCCCTAGGTTTGAATTAGTAGAGCAACAAGCAATAGATGCTGAAGCTGCTCTAGATAGTTTCTGTAATAAAAATGATATTGATGTAGATTTTGATGGAGGTATCATTATATGAGCAGATTCTTAAGAAACAAGGACTTAATTAACCAAAAGAATCTTAAGGAAATTACTGTCATAGGCGCAGGCGGAGTGGGCTCATCGCTCATTCTGTCTGCAGCTATGATGGGTTTTAAAAAGATTCACGTATGGGACTTTGACGTGCTAGAAGAACATAATCTTAGTACAACAATGTATCCAGAAAGTTATTTAAGTAAACCTAAAACAGAGGCAGCTAGAGATTTAGTAAAACACTTTGGTTGCGAAACAGAAATTATTGAACATGCTAAATTTGGCTTTACAGACAATGTCACAGCATGTACAATGATGGCTCCAGATAATATGGAAATACGTAAAATAGTGTATATGAACTGGACTAGACTACGTGATAGAAAAGTGTTAGTAGATGGCCGTATGGGTGCATTGTCAATGGACATTCACACAGTTGACTATTGGAATGATAACTATCTATCTAGTTGGAAATCTAGTAAAGATATACCTGATTTACCTTGCACTGCAAAGCATACAATATTTACAGCTAATATAATTGCTGGACTAATGTTGTCACAAGTATTTAATGTCTTGCATGATAGAACATATTATTCGTATATTTGGAAGTCGTTGTCACCGTATATGACTAAAGAATACGGTAAAGTAAACCCCTTAATAAATGGAGAAAATAGTGATAAAGAAACAGAAACGCAAACCAGTGTCTCTGAATCCGAAGGTACTTCTTCTGTATGGAGCACCCAAAGTAGGTAAAACTACTATGCTCTCACAGTTAGATGACTGTCTGATTATAGATACTGAAAAAGGAACGCACATGGTGGAAGCTTATGTGCAAGAAGTAAATAACCGAGAAGAGTTAATCCAAACTCTTAAAGATGCTATGGAAGGTCACGAATTTAAATACATAGCTATAGATACTATTGATAAAGTTGTAGAATGGGCTGAGAAAGCTGTTTGTGCAGAATATGAAGTAGCATCTATTGCTGATTTAACATTCGGTAAAGGTTATGCGTTAGCTCGTGAGAAAGTAATGAATACAATCAATGCTTTTAGAGACTGTTGCGACCATTTAATTATCGTTGGACATAGAAAGGTTGCTAGGGCTGTTATAGATGGTAAAGCCCTAGTTGAACCTGAATCTTTAGATATAACTGGTAAGTTGAAGAATCTGATTATGTCAGATTGTGATGCTATCGGTTATGTCTTAAGAGAAGACGAGAAGTTAATGGTATCGTTTAAAGCAGACGAATCTATAGAAGCAGGTAGTAGATGTGAACACTTACGTGGCCAATGCATGGAATTTAATTGGTCTAACATATATAAAAAAGAAAGCGAAGGTAAGTAAATGGCGATATTTCGACCAGAAGAAACAAAAAGTAGTGGTGTAAGTAACTTTTATGGTATTACACCTGTAGCTATATTAGGATTTGAAGACAAGTCTAGTCAATTTGATTGGGCAGATTTATTCCTAGATATAGAAGTAAAACAAGAAGGTAGTGACTATACAAAATCACTAAGAGTTGCTGGTAACATAGAAAAAGATGTTAACGGTAAAATAACTGGTGGCACAGCATTAAAGAGAGTATATGGTCTTTTTGATGTTATAGGCGAGGAATCAGGCTTAAATGTTGATGGTGAATGGGAAGATGTGAATGGCAAAAAAATAGATAATATTGCTACACATTTAAACCAAGCACACGCACAAAATGTAATGCCTGGCGATGACCCTAAGTTTGACTACATAGCATATGTGTATAAAGAAAAACCTAAAACAGCTGGTGCTAAGGTATATTCTAGAGTATTTTATAGAATACAACCTAACACAGAGCAAGGTAGGCAAAAACTTGAAGCAGATGTTAAATGGTTTAAAGGTAAAGGTTTCATTAAAGAAGCTACCGAAGCAGACATAAATACACCACAACAAAGTGTAGAAATGTCAGCTAGCGGAGTAGGTAACCTATAGTGTACGACTATGTCGAAATAGCAGTGGGGAGCCCTCAACACAGAGGGCGCCTTATTGCCAAAAAAGACTTGGTTAATTACATTAAACCTGAAACACCTTTATTTAGGTCAGTTTATCTATATACAAAAGAAGCTGCAGAATATGCTGAAGCTAATAATGGACTAAAAAACTATTTTGGTCCTAGAAGCATTGACTGGATACTTATAGATATAGATAAAGCAAACAATAGTGACGAATACACGCTTAATAAAACTAGAAGCATTATGGTAAAACTAGAAGATATGGGAGTAGACATTAAATGGTCTACACAACCTTATTTTAGTGGCAGTGGTTATCATTTAGCTATACATAGTAGTGTATTTAACTTTCCAAGCAGTGATAATCTACATTACTTGGTAAAAGGCACTCTTAAAAGTTTAT